TCATGCAGCAGCCTCCTCGAAAGTGAGAAGCCGGTCGCGGTAGTGCTCGTACTGCTTTCGGCGGGCTGCAATCTCAGCCGGAAGTCCGATACGCAAGTCACCCGTAAGGGCCTCGAACTGATCGAGAATGCGGGCGATGCGCTCCTGTTCCGCCGTAGGAGGAAGCGGAATAAGAATCTTCGCAAGTCGTACCTTCGACACGTTGATGCGCGTGACTCCATTTGCGGTCTTGATGATCTGCGCTCGTAGAGGACCAGAGCGGAAGAGGTGCTTTGCAAACTCTGGATTCAATAGAGAGTCATCGTTCATTCTGAAGCCGATGCAGAAGCTGTTGAGGTAAAGCGGCTCGGCTAGCTGACGCGTGACAACCGAGGTCATGCCAACCTCCTCGAGCGACTCTGATGATCCGGTAAAGATCACGTCACCGTAGGCGAGCGACCGCTGTCGCTCATCACTCCCTACTCGCACGAAGTCATTGGCCTCAGTGTTCAGCGCAATGTTGTTGAAGACGTTCGTGTAGGTAGCGTAGCGAGCGTTCCCGCCTGAGAAGTCGGCCTTTGACTTGCCCGTGAGGCCGCCGAAGATCGTCCCCAACTCGCCAAGCGGCGTGATGGGGGTGTCCACTGGGAAGGTGAGAAGCGAATCGCGATAGAACTCGTACTGAACACGGCGAGCTTCCAGCTCCGCTTCCAGCTCCGCTTCCAGCTCCGCTTCCAGCTCCGTAAACGTATCCAGTACTCGGACTATCTCGCGCTGCACCTCAAGTGGTGGGACGGGGACGCGTGATCTCTCGAGCTCACGAGATGAGAGATGCCTGACCGTCGAGCCCGTGATCGACGAGTGAATCCGATCGAGTTCATCCTGAATCTGGTAGTAGATGAAGTCGGGGATGACGGCACTCGAGAAGTCCTGCAGGCGACAGACACGCTGGTTGAGCAAAGCGCGGCCATGCTTCCAGCGGTTCGCGCGAAAGTCACCGTCCATCCCTATCAGGATGTCGCCGTCCTCGACGAGCCATTTGTCGTCGTACTCGCCGGAGTAGAAGGTGCCGGAGAAGCCGGTGTTCACATCTCGAATGCGAATGATCGGAAGTCCGACACCATCTGAGTTGAACTTGGCCGACTTGAACGCGTACCCATTGAAGACTGTGCACACCTCGCCGAGGGCCGCGAACTCGACTCCGTTCGGAGCTAGCTTCGCGATGAGATCGTCGACCCGACTCACTCGGCGCCCTCCAGGTCCACCACGATTTCATCAATCGAGCTTCGCAGTTCTGCCTGTCGCGCGACGATCCTGGCGATGTCTGCGTTCAACGCTGTGATGTCGACGACGTCTCGTGTGTCCTCCTGCTCAACATAGGACGACACGGCGATATTATAGCTGTTCGCAGCAAGGTCCTCATTCGATACAAGCACAGCGAAGTGATCGACATCCTCGCGGTCCTCAAGAGCTCCGAGAATGTTCTGCTGGTGGTCGGGCGTGAGCTTGTTCTTGTTGCCGACGCGCTTGAATTCGTCTGATGCGTTGACGAACAGCACCGAGTTATCGGTCTTGGACTTCTTGAGCACGATGATGCACGTCGCGATGGTGGTGCCGAAGAACAGGTCCGGCGGCAGCTGGATCACGGCGTCGACGTAGTTGTTGTCGATCAGGTACTTGCGGATCTTCTGCTCCGCTCCCCCGCGGTAGAGGACGCCCGGGAACTCGACGATGGCAGCGGTGCCGTTGACGGCGAGCCAGCTCAGGATGTGCATCGTGAAGGCGAGGTCGGCCTTCGACTTTGGCGCGAGCACACCGGCCGGCGCGAAACGCTCGTCATTGATCAGCAGCGGGTTCGCGTCGCCCTCCCACTTGATCGAGTAGGGCGGGTTGGAAACGATCGCCTCGAACGGCTCATCGTCCCAGTGCTGGGGGTCGAGCAGAGTGTCGCCGTGTGCGATGTCGAACTTCTCGTAGTTGACGTCGTGCAGGAACATGTTGATCCGCGCGAGGTTGTAGGTGGTCAGGTTGATCTCCTGACCGAAGAAGCCGCCGACGTTCTCGCGGCCGAGCACCTTCGCGAACTTGAGTAGCAGCGAGCCTGATCCGGCAGCGGGGTCGTAAACCTTGTTGACGCGCTTCTTGCCCATGACCGTGATGCGGGCGAGCACCTCGGAGACTTCCTGCGGGGTGTAGTACTCACCGCCAGACTTGCCGGCCTGCGAGGCATACATCTGCATGAGGTACTCGTACGCGTCGCCGAAGAGGTCGATCGAGTTGTCCTCGAAGTTGCCGAGCGGCAGGTCGCCGATCGCATCAAGCAGCTTCACGAGCTTCTCATTGCGCTTGGCGACGGTGTTACCGAGCTTCGAGCTGTTCACGTCGAGGTCATCGAAGAGCCCCTTGAGGTCGTCCTCGCTGTCCGTCCCGACCGCCGAGCCTTCGATGTTCTTGAAGACGCGCTCGAGCGTCTCGTTCAAGTTCTCATCCTTGGCCGCGCGACGACGCACATTCTGGAAGAGCTCCGAAGGCAGGACGTAGAAGCCCTTCTCGGAGACGGTCTCTTTACGTCCGAACTCCGCCTGGGCATCGGGCAGCTGAGCGTAGTCGAAGTCAGTCTCGCCAGCCTCGTGCTCGCCCTTGTTGATGTAGGCGGTGAGGTTCTCGGAGATGAAGCGGTAGAAGAGCATGCCGAGCACGTAGCTCTTGAAGTCCCAGCCATCGACCGACCCACGCAGGTCGTTCGCGATTCGCCAGATGGTCTTGTGCAGTTCTGCGCGCTGGGCTTCTTTGGTGGTCGGCGTCATTGACTTGTACTTCTCCTCGCACCGAACGCGGTGCACTTGATGTTGATGACCTAGGGTGCTCTCAGGCTACTGGCGCGCGACGACATGGCCAGGCTGACAGGACCGCCTCGAGGCAAGGCCGACGCGCGGGAGCAGGCTCGAACCACGCGGCAGCATCTGGGGATAATTGTATATCTATCAGGGGTTTTCGTAAATGCTGCTGACGTCGCTTCTGTCAAACGAGGCGATCGGAGACGTCGATCCCTACGAAGAGCAGCTGATTCGGGATGCCGTAGGTCTTACCTGTGTGGGCTGAGTAGATCGCAACGCGGCCATCGTCGAGGCGCAACTTGAACTGCTCGCGATCCTTCCCTTCGAGAGCGATAACCTCGCCTTCGAGCGGTCCGTCGACAACCTGCCACTGATCCATGTTCACGAGGCGACGATATCCAGCGAGGAGCCTGCGACCTGCTCCCGACACGGAGATGGCTCTGCACTGAATGAAGAAGGCGGCGACCGCGCCGGACGAGAACTCGGAGGTTCTCAAGTCCGGGCAATCGCCGCCCTGTTGTCAGGCCGCGGATGGCGGACTGACGTAGGTTGACGCGACCTCGTCGTGGAGCACTGGCACCACGCGGGTGTCCTCCGCGGCCGTCCAGCGCTCCAGTGTGACCATCGCCCAAGCGAGCGCCTCGAAGTAGTCGCCGTACGTCATCTGGTTGCGATACCACTTCGGGTCACCGACGGTCCGCACTTCAACGCGCCACTCCCCCGGATGCGCGAGCATGGCGACCACTTCGCTCGGGACATTGGTGCTGTCGCCGTTGCGGTCGGGCAGCCCCGTGATGAGCGCCGGGCCGACGAGCATGGCCCTCTGGCGAGCTTCGGGCACGAAGTACCACCAGAGGAATGTCGCCCGAGGATTGAAGGGGAGATTGAGCATCAGCCCCTCCTCGTGGACGTACACCGTCACGCCGAGCGCCGGGACGTCGACCGGCTCAATCCAGCCGCCCACCACGGACTGGTAGTCCTCTAGCGCGTCGACGTCGCACTCCTTGATCGGCTCGCCCTCGGTGGTCGGGACGACGTCCGCCGCGAGCTGCTCACTGCGCTCTTCACGCGACTCGACGTCCAGGTCACCGATCGCGAAGTGAGTATCGGCGTCGAGCGCACCGAACTCAACGCCGGCCTCCACGACTGGCGCGCCCAGCACCGCCTCAGCGCGAGCACGCACGCGCCTACCGAAGAAAAGAGAGCCTCCCGCATTTCTGTGGAAGGCTCTCTTTCGGACCTATACCCGCTTACTCAGTCCAAAGGTTTGAATAAGCCTGTATTGGTCGGGCTGACAGGATTTGAACCTGCGACCCCTTGTTGAGTAATGGGCTGTTCACAGCGGAATTCATCCGCGATCAATGGGTGTCATTTCCCCGGCGTGATCAGCCACTCCCCTCGTTCTCCCCCACCCATCAGCACTCTTCCGAAATCATCGACAATCATCGCCGTATGGACTGCATGTGGACTGGCCAACTAGGCTCCCGCAGATGAAAGCCCAAGAGCAGGCACTTCGCGACCTCGGCCCCGTCATCGTGGAAGAACTCGAGCAACTTCGACGCCTCACGCCCCGACATGCCGCCGAGCGCGCGTGGGCCCCAGACCATCGCATAAGCCTCGACCAGTTGACTCACCACTGCGCAGCGCTGGGGCTGTGCCGCGCAGCCGAGCACCCCATCGTTGCGGCAGGCGCATGAGTGACATCGGCCACTCCTGCGTGGCTTCTCTCATCGACGAGATGGTCGATCTCGTCGCTGAACGCTTCCGGACGGACCTGGACGCGCTATTCCAGGCAGCTCCGGTCCCACCCCGCGCGGTGCACCATTTCACCACCGGGGAGGCCGCTGCGTACTGCCGTATCGCAACCAGCACGCTCCGGAACCTGCTCGCCCAGGGACGCGGACCTCGCGTACGAAAGAACGGACGACTCAACGCGTTCATGGTCGCAGACCTCGACGCGTGGATGGACGCACGCCTCTCCGCCGCGTCGGGTCAAACTCCGTCCGATGGCTAGCTGTATCCCCCGAGGTCCCTCTGCCGAGCGATCCACTCCTCAAGATCTGATTCCTCGTAGCGCACGCGACCACGAAGACTGAACGACTTCGGGCCGGTGCCCTGCGACCGGAGGTTGTACAGCGTCTGAACCGAGAGGCCGGTGATCAGTGACACGTCCCGGATAGTGAGTAGAGAGCGCATAGTCCGAGTGTCGCTCGGCTGACAGCCGATGGATTCGCAGTTACGGGTTGCGGTCGTGGATAACCTGCTGAGCTGCAGGAGTGCACGCCTCGCCGCTCCAGTGCCCCAGCGTTTACTCCGGGCGTGTCGTGGTTCACCGACATACGCTGGTGCCGGTGCCTCCGGGCGAGGGATGCGAGTGTGGTGACTCTTCCGGCGTCCGGAGGTGCCGCCCTTCGGCACACGGCGTACGCTCTCCGCATGGACGAGTTCGGACAGCCCCACTGCCCCGAGTGCGGAGTCGTGATGCGCACCGAATCGCACGCCTTCGTCTGTCCCTCCTGCGGTCACCTGCAGCTGCTCGACGAGGTCGAGATGCCACCCAAGTTCGACGGTCCCAGCATCCACGGCGGATAGAGTGCCCGGTACGTTGAGCGCATGACACCATGCCTCTTCGCTGTGCTGCTCGCACTATTGATCGCTTCGCTAGTTGTCAATGGCCTCGGCATCTTCTTCTCGCACCACGACGTCACCGCCAACCTCGATGAGGACGATCGACCGTTCATCCAGAAGGCTCGCACGCGCGGGGTGGTCCTTCTTGGCGCTGGCCTCGCCCTGAATACTTTGGCTGGCTTCGTAAGCCTCATCTACGCCTCGGCGCCAGCTGCCTAGTACGGAAGCCCCGTCGTCAGACGTAGAATCTAAGCTCTCGGCCGGAGGAAGGAACACACCGGCCATGGGAAGACCATCAGCGCTACGTGAAGCGGCTACCGACAAGCGTATGCAGGAGCAGTCGATCGTCGCCGCGGCAAAGCACGGTCCGTTGCAGTCGCTCACCGAGCGTGAGCTCGAGGTGCGACACCAGCCCGTCACGATCTACCCCTGGGACGCGCAACGCCGCGTGAAGGCATGGGTGCGGTTCGGGCCCGAGTCGATCCGCGTCGACGCGAAGCTCGTCCGCTCCACCCCGATCGCCGCCGGGATTGAGTTCAAGGCGCAGGGGCAGACGTACCGCTGCTGGGTGTGGGGCAACGCCGTGCAGATCTCCGACGAGTGAGTTGCCCCTGGGCGCTTCCCCGCCACAGAATGTAAGATCGCCGCATGGGCGTCTGGTTGCGGTGGCTATCGGTGGTCGCGATGAGCGCAGCCGTCCTCGCCTTCACTCCTCCTGCGTGGGCTGTGGTATCGGCCCTGGTTCTCCTAGTTCTGGGTCTGGCGGGGTCGGTCTATCACTTCCCGCTTCTTCCTTTTCGAGGTACTCGTCGAGCAGCTGACCAAGCTGATCAACGCTGATTTTCGGGGGCCCCTCCTTCTGCTGGTGAGCAGGATCGAGACCGAAGAACACCAGCAGCATGAGGATGAACCCGAGGAGCTGATACAGGTTCACCGCGCGCGTCGACAACAGGGCGTCGATGACTTTCTTCCATCCGGGCGCGTTCTTCTCTAACACGTCGTCGATGCGCTCTTTGATGCGTCCGTCCTCGGCACCACGATCGAGCTCTGCGCGCGCCCATTCAGCCACCGTCTTCACCCGAGCCGCTTGCGCCGGTGTGATGGGCTTGAAATAGGTCCACCCGGGCCGCTTGTCGTCATCGAACGAGTACTCACCGTCGGGGATCTGGGCCATCTCACCGCACATGGGGCAAGTTGCCTGACCTCCGGTGATTCTGACTGTCCCTGCGCCGCCGATCATGTAATCGACCATGACTGGTCCGTGTTTCGGGCAATCTGCGAGGAAGGCGGCCATCCGCACATCTTGGCCGAGTGTTGCGCAGAAGCGCAAACAGAGGAGCCTCGCAACACCCCGAAGCGCCCCTCACCCTCCCGGCGGAGAGTGAGGGGCTCAAAGAAACGGGTCATCGCGCCGAAGTTAGCTGACTCGCACGAGTCGGACAGCGACCAGACCACAGTCGTTTGGAAGGCTGTCTCCCCCATCTGGGCCGTTACGAATCACTCGGAGGTATAGCCGCTTTCCGGTTTGAGTCGTCACTGATGGAATCAGCCGTGTGGTCTTCTGCTGGCCCGCAATCGTCGGTGCTGCGACAGGGGTACCAGTGACGAACGTTCCTGTCGTGAAGGGGTCTCCATCACCGAGCCACGCGTAGGAAGAGTCCAGGCGCACGCTGCCCGTCGCGCCAGTGGTGTTGACCCATACAGCTTCCACTGCGAAGGCACCCCAATGCGGCGGTATCACCTCCCCCGGGAGAAGCGCAGCGACGGCTTCGCTCGCGTCTGCATCGAGCAGATAGAGGGGGATCTGCATCCCGGTGATCGCTCCCACGGCCGGATTTCCCAGCACGGGGAGGAACTGACTGACGTTGATGCCGATAGCGTCCGGCGCCCGCTGACCGAAGCGGCGAATCGCGCTCGCGCTCGTCGTTCCTACTGCGACGACCGGCGCTCCGGAGCTCGGCGCGAAAACAGCTCCGACGTTCATGGTCGGCGCAGTCACGTTCTGCAGTTCCACCGGCGACAGGTCTGCCGCGCCCAGAGTGAAGTTGTCCACCAGCACGGAGACGCTGGCATTTGAGACGACCATGCCCTTTCCCGCACCCGCGCTCTTGACCCTGACGTCGAAGAGTTCCGCGACGCGCAGGGCCGGGCCTGTGACCCGGACTGCGGCTTCGATGCCTCCCGGAGGGTTGTACGGGCCGGAGGGCCGATTGCCTTGCTTCATCACGACCCCTGCCGTCACCCCACGGACACGGACGTCCTCCGCAGAGACCACGAGCGCGGCTCCGCCGCACTCATCTACGTTCAGAGATTCGACAACGACTTGCGTTGCACCGTCCTCGATCCCGACGCCACGGTAGTCCGCCCTCTGAACATCGAAGTTCCTGACCGTTACGCGCTCCACGCCGTACTGCGTGGTCAGGGCTTTGTTGCCGGCGACGATCCGCTGAGGGCCGTCGACGAGGAGCTCCTCGACGCGGATAACGCCGATCGCGTTTTCGTTGTTCGCCGTAGTCCCATCGCCCGCCCCCGTCCAGCCAGTGATCTTCCCTGGTCCGAGCACCGCGAATCGCTTCCGCTTCGGCGTCGTCGCTGTCCCGAGCCCGTCATGTCCGATGAGCCCGAGAGTGTGACCACCACTTGTGGCTTTCGTGGTGAAGATGTGCGCCCCCTCCGTGAGGACGACCTCAATACGTTCGGCGTCGAACGAGATCCCATCCGACAGGTAGTGGAGCGCGGACACCTCGATCCGATGTGGGATGTCGACGTTCGCGAGCATCGCGTTACGGATCGCCTGAAACGCCGGCAGGTCATCTGCAACACCGTCCCCCACTGCTCCGTACGCCTCAGGGCGATGCACCCGCCCGAAGTTCGCGACGAGCGCGTCCCGTGCCGGCCCTTCTGCGTTCACGTAGGCTGCGAATGCTTCATTAGCTGGCATCGCATCGACGCCAGGCAGCCCACGAGGAATCTCGAATACGAAGCTGCGGTTCTGATCTGGCCCCGTCATCGAGACCGATGCTGGTTTGTCGGCTGGAACGCTCTGCGCCGCGACGTTCGTGATTCTCGCAGCGGGGCCCCGCAGGTTGGTGAACGGTGTGTATTCCGCCATGTCAGCTCACAATCCTCAGTTCCCCGATCAGGGGGTCGTCTAGGGGCATGGTCTGCCCGGGTGCGGGTGCGTACAGCCACCAGCCGCGATAGGACGGCGGAGGCGGGGTCAAGGACACGTACACGGTGTTCGGTGCCAGCGGCGTGCCCGGCAGGCCGGCGAGCGGGCCTGTGTACCCGTCAGGGATGCGAATCTTCAGGTCGAGCTGGTCGAAGTGGGTGAACATTCCGCCGGGCTGCAGGTGCTCGATCTGCACCTCGTACCAGACAGCGGGGATCACCCCATCGGTGGCCGCGAGCTCGACCGAACCGATGCCCGCGGCATTCGGGGTCACCTTGACGGGGGTCGACGCGAACAGCGACCCGGCCTTCACGCCCGGCCCCGACGGGACGAACGTCACCGTCGGGAAGAACGGTGCCAGCGACTGCAGACCGAAGTCCGACAGCGTGAACGTGATCGTCGCCATGACGACCCCTCTCTGCTCAGTTCAGCGGGTAGCGGCGATCAGCCGACAGGTCGGTCACCTGCTCGACATCCACGCCGTCGGCATGCACAGTGACGTCCACGGCCCCCGCGATACCGCTCGAGGATCGCGGCTCCTGGATCGTGAGCACAGGCTGGGGCGTCGGATCAGCGGGCAGGGTGGCGAGGATCAGACGCAGTAGCGAGGTCAGCGCAGCGATGATCGCGGCCTGGATGACGGTCGACCATGCGACGTCGGCGAGCAGTGTCGCACCGACGAACCCGGCGGCGAGTGCCTGCGCGAACGTCTTGATCACACGCTCGACGGCGGCGAGCCACCACGGCAGGTCGACGCCTTCCGCTTCGGGGAGGCCGGCGAGGGAGGTGAGGACGGATGTGAGGAAGCCGAGCGCCGCGGCGGACAGCGCGGTCCACCAGAGGATGTCGGCCAGCAGCGCCCCGCCAAGGTAAGGCACTGCGATCGCGACGGCGGTGTAGAGGGCGCGCAGCAGCGCGGCCTTCCACCAGGCGCGGGAGGTGAGACGGGTCATGATTCTCCTTTGAGGTTGCGGCGCACCCAGTGCGGCGGGATGGTGTCTTCGATGAGCGCGATGTCGGATGGGTCCAGATCCGGGCCCGTCTCGGTCGGCCACTGCCGAGCGATCGCGCGGAGGATGCGCGCGAACGCGGACGACTTCAGCCGGTCCTTCTCCGTGAGCTCGGCGACCGCACTCTTGAGCGTTCCGATCTCCGTCCACGCACCCTCGAGCTGCTCGGCCACGCGCGCGTCGATACGGGCGTCGAGGGCCGTCTTCGCGTCCGTCTTCGTCTTCCCTCGGGTGGCGAAGTAGGTGATCGCGGCGGCACCGAGTCCGCCGATGGCGGTGATGATGGCGACGATTTCCGTGGGGCTCATTCGGCATCCTCCCGGCGGTCCTTGATCTCCTCCCCCAGAAGGGACAGTCGGAAGATCGGTAGGGGTAGCGCCAGGACCAGGATGAACGCGGCGAACCCGGCTGAAGGGTCGGGGTTGGTGCGGAAGAACGTGACAGCAGCGGCATACGCGGCGAGCAGCGCGACGAGCGCCACCTTCCGGGCGATCCCCCACCGCCACAGGCGGGGAAAGATCACACCGAGCAGGCAGACGAACGCCGACACTGACAACGCGAGTCCTGCTGCGTCGATCACGTGCTGCTCGAACAGGGCACGCAGCACCGGCGACCCGAAGCATGCCGCCCAGATGCCGCCGCCGATCGCGACGAGATCGTAGAACGGCAGGGCGACACGCTTCAGGTTGCGGAACTTCCACTCGTCGGGCGGGATCGCGTCCGGGTGCCAGATCGAGGCGCGGAAGAGCGCACGGAACATGGCTCTCACCCCGCGATGAACAGCAGCGCGTCGGCAGCGAACCGGGTCACCTTGACGGGCGCCTTGTTCCCTGCCGGGGTCGCCAGGCGCGCGTACACCGCGTAGCCGGCAGCCACTGCACGCGCGAACGGCACATTGCGGCGGGCGAACCCGTCCGCGCCGATCTCGATGCGCTCCACGAAGTGCATGGAGTGCGCGCCCTTCGTCTTCGTGTTGTCCCACGCGAGCACGAGGTCGACCACGTCGCCGGGCTTGCCCTCGGCATAGACGTGGACGGTGAACTGGTACTCGCCGACGCCGCCGACGATGTTGTCCGCCTGGGAGGAGGCAGCTTTCGGGTCCTTCTTCAGCCAGGTGGTCGCGTTCGGCTTCAGGTCGACGCCGCCATTCCGGCGAGCCTTCCCGTCGTCGTTGAAGTAGTGCTTCACCTTGATCTCCTTGGAGGTAGTGCCGCCGCCGGCGGGCTTGCTCGGCGGGGTGCGGAAGATGTCGGGGATGTCGTAGTGCCACGGCTCGCCGAACCCGTACCCGGATGCGACGAGCCCGAGGCGGGCGGCGTTCGCGCGCAGCCAGTCGGCGCGCGGGTTGTTGCCCTTCGACACACCGGCGTCACGGCCGGAGTCACGCAGATCGGCGGCCGCCTTCGTCCCCTGGATCTCGTGGTTCGACTTGCTCGGGGCGGCGACCGTGCCCCCACCGATCACGCGGACGTAGCGCTTGCCCTTCCACCAGCGCACATCGCCGTACGGTCCGTTGCCGGTCCACTGGACGCGGTACTTCGAGAGGAAGATCTCGGTCTGTTCGGCGTTCGTGCGGATGCCTGATGTGACCAGGAGCTCGCATCCGAACTTCGCCTTGAACTCGGCGTTCGCCCGGTTGATGACGTAGAGCATCCACGGCGTCAGCCGCGAGCCGTCACGGAAGACGTAGTCGATCGAACCGCCCATGTGTCGGCTCCTCTCGCTCGAGGTGCTTGCGCACCGAATGTAAACTCAGTTACCATCGAGGCATGTCCGCACTCGACCAACTCCGACAGCTCGGAGACGGGTGGCAGAACCGCCCACAGCTCATCGAGCAAGCCCGCCAAGAAGGCGCCACATGGGTCGCAATCGCAGACGCCCTGCACATGACACGGCACGGCGTCGTCAAACTGCACGCCACGCTCAAGAAGGACCAGTCATGAAGACCCGCATCGCCGCCATCGCGGCAATCGCACTACTGCTCACCGGGTGCGCGGCACCCGACGAGCCGCACCGCATCCAGCACGACGGCGGAGAGATCCGCGTCGGCCAGGGCATCGGCCTGTACCCCGACAAGGGAGCCGCGATCGTCACGACCTCCGCGGGCGTCCGCATCGCGAACCTGCCGACCATGCGCGAAGCCGAGGCAGGGGTGCCTGCGAACACGATCTACATCGATGCCCGCGGCTTCCTCTACCGCGTCACGCCCTAGGTGATCCGGCGCAGGAACCCCTGCGCATCCATGTACACGTTGGGGGTGGCACCAGATATGGTCGGCAAGCTCGCGATCCGCAGCCCTGCCGATGTCGAAATGATCGACGGCCCGCTGTTCGGGTACAGGCCGATCCCGTCACCGCCGCGGATCTCGGAAGCACCCATCCGCATCCGCGCGACACCACCGGACTGCTCGAGCACGATCTGATCCGCGCCCTCGATGACGATCCGACCGCCTGCCTTGACGAGCAGGTCGGACAGCAGTCGCAGGATACCCTTGAGGTCGACGTCCCCGATGATCTCGCCGTTGCCAGTCAGCTTCCACGTGCCGAGCACATCCAGGGGCCCGGTGATGTCCACTTTGCCGACGAACGTCGTCGGGCCGGTCACGTTCTGCGCGCCCTTGAGGTTCATCGGGCCAGTCCAGTCGAACGTTCCCGAGCCCGTTAGCGTGCCCGAGACCGATGCGGTGCCGGTGACCTGCAGGCCGCCGTCCTCGATCCTGATCCATCCGCCGTCGTACACGCGGATGCCGGCGCGGCCGATGGATGCGTTCTGGATTGTCTGCCTTGCGATGCGGCGAACGGTTCGGATGAGGTCCTGCATGCTGAACGGCAAGCCGGGGTGGTCGACGCCCATCAGGCACCTCCTGTCGGTTGCACGCTCACGGTGATCTGCTCGGACAGATCACCGGACACCTTCACGACGCGTCGCTCGTGCCATCCGTCAGCGATCCACGGGTCGCCGTCGAAGTGCAGCCGCACCGTATCGCCGACCTCGACACCGGTCGCGGCGAGGAGCTTGAAGTCCCACTGGAACGTGGGATGCTCGAACGTCACCAGATCCCGTGCGGACAGCGCGGACAGCTGCGACGGGTTAGAGATGTTCTTCCGATCCGTGATGCGATCCAGCAGCGGATACGGTGAGGCGGTATTCCGGTTCGACCGGACCAGCATGTCGACCTCGGACCCCTCGCCGACGTAGCGTGCGTTGTTCGTCACCCTCGCCGCGTCAGAGCTCTCCGAGAAGCCGGTCACCGCGTCGTCGGCGGTGACATAGAACTCGTGCTCGACACCACCGACCATGCCAATGTCGGCGTGCATGTACCAGTCGAAGTCGCCGTTCGATGACGAGAGGTTCCGCGGCTCGAGGTAGATGTCCAGGCCCTCGGCGAGGAGGTCGGCCCAGATGTCGCCCACCGTCTCGACGTTGTAGCCGTAGTAGGTGCGGGTCACCGATGGGCCGTCGAAGCCGGGGATGGTGACTGGGATGCGCATGTCCGGCAGAGCAGGCCCCGTGTCGCGGCCACGCACGAGTGCCTGCGCCGCCTGGTGGGCGAGCGAACCGGTGATGGTCGTCTTCCACTTCTCCACGTTCGGCGCGGAATGGTCCCACCCGCCGCGGCGGGCGGTGAGCGCCCACAGGTCCCCGAGGGTCACCCCGATCGACGACGCGCCGCGCACGTAGGGCCGGCCGAGAATGTACCCGCCGTACTCGGTCTTCCCGTCACGGTCCAGGCGGAGGATGCGACCCCAGTGCATGAGCAGGTCGCGCAGCGCCGCCTTCGAGAACGACCCGTCAAGCGGGATGGCCGCGGAGCCGTCACCGCGAGCCGACATGAGCCGGTTCCACGTGAAGTCCGACACAGGCACTTCGTCAACGATCGCGCCGGTGAACGCATCACAGGAGAACGCCTGCCGCATGCCGCCTCCTCACACGTAGGTGTCGGTGACTCGCTGGATCAGCGACGCGCCGTTGTTCACCGTTGCGATCGCGCCAGGCAGGCCCGGGGCGATCTCCCACGGCTGGTAGATCGTGATCGCCCGCAGCTGGCGGACGCCGCCGACCCACAGGCCGCCCTTCGCGAAGTCGATCGCGTGCGGTGCGCCGGACGTGAGCGCCTTCGTCACCACCACACGACGCCCACCGGGACCAGTGACCGTGTACCCGGCGGCGGCCGTGCCGGAAACGATCAGCTGCGGCCGGGCCGGAAAGTTGCCCCGGTTGACCGCGACCGTCCCGCCGGGGAAGTCGTGCACCTCGCCGTACTTCCGCGGGTCCACGGCGCGCAGCTTCAGCGACCAGTCGGCGTACCCGGAGCTTCCGCGACGGCTGAACCGAGGATCGCCGTAGAGGCGCACCTGCGCGTGCTGTGCCTCCGCCCATTCGTCCACTACCAGCTGACCGGACTGCCCGTCGGCGAGCAGCCCTGTCAACTGGTTGGCGAAGTGGCGCAGCTTCTCCGGGGTGTACGCGCGGCACCAGCCGGACGCGGTCACGAGCCGCGGTCCTCGCGTGATCGGTGTGTCGAAGTCGCCGTGTTGCGCGGGTCTCTCGATGGGATCACCTCGTACCGACGGCGCGTCGCTCCATCCCTCGAACTCGCGGAGCGCGAACCCCTCGAACGGCTCGCCTTGCGGCACCGTTCCGTGCAGGGTCAGCCCACTGATCCGCACGAAGGTAGGACGGTTCATCAGCTACCCCTCATCAGGTCGTTCAGCTCAGCCATGGCCGCTCGGACGACTTCCGCCTCCTGCAACCCAGGCGGCATGACGAATGTCGCCTCGACGCTCTTCGAGCCACCAGAACCGCCGATGATTCCGCCGTCGGCCATGGGCATGACGCCCATGCGGCGCATCGTCTCGAACAGGATGTCGAGCGAGCGCCGGGAGCCGTCGAGCGGGATGTACGCCTCGGGGACGTCACCGCGGTCGCCGACGACGCGCCACGTGTTCGCGGGCACCATCTGAGCGATGGGCGACATCGGGGTGAGGCCGCGCAGCCCGCCGTTGGCCATGAACTCGACCATGCCGCCGTCGTGCTGGGTGATGCCACCCTGCCCGCCGGGGCCGGTCGCGATGTGCAGGCCCTTGTTGCCCGTCACCTGACGGAGTGCCGCCTGCAGATCCATGAGCTTCCGGTACGCCTCGGACGTGTTCCCTCGAACGGTGAAGTCACCGTCCGGGAGCGTCACGATCTTGTTGCCGAGGTCGACGACGCGACCCTTCTCCTCGTCGACGTTCGACGAGTACGCCGTACTCACCTGCTCAGGCGTCTGCAGAACCGTGTCGATCAGCGCCTCCGCGGCCTCTCGCGAGATCCCGGATGCGGTCGCCTGCTCGATCAGCGCGTTACGCGTCGTGGTGTACCGATCGGTCAGGTTCTCCTGCGACTCCCCCGCCTCGCGGGCCAGCTCGATCTCCTTCGCGAACGCATCTGCGACGGTCTGGACTTGAGTGCGCAGCGCCTCCCCCGACGTCTTCGTGCCGTCCTGCGCGACGCCGACCTTGTCGATCGCGTCCGCTGTGCGCAGCGCCGCGTCGTTCAGGTAGCCGAGCGCGATCTGCCCGTCCGCGAATCCGTTGAACTCGGAGCGCATGCCCTCGAGCTTCTTGTTCGCGTCGTCGGTCGAGTCGCTGAAGCTGCGCATCTCGTCGGAGAACGCTTCGAGCTCCTTGCCCGCGTCGTGATCGAAGAACCCGATCACACTCGACAGACCCTTGACCATGCTCGCGAGCGGGCCGGACACGAACTCACCGAATCCGGTGTTCGCGGTGATCGCGAAGTCGATCGCGCCGTTTACGAGATCGGCGAAGAACTGCAGCATCGGGCCGCGGTTCTGCGCGATCCACTCGGCCCCCTCAGCGAGAGGCTCGGAGAAGGCTGCGGCGAGGGCACCCTTGATGCCGTCCGCCGCGACTTCGATGTTGCGCTGCGCCTGAGCGATGTTCGACGCGTCATTGGATGCGAGCGTGTCGAACATGCGCTTCGCGGATCCGGCGACGCCGTCGAGCTGGTCGACGGCGGTCGAAAGGTCCATCGCGAAGAGCGCTTCGCCGAGGTCCTCCGCCTGCGTGCCGAACAGGGCCACGGCGGCCGCGTTCCGCTTCACGGGGTCCTCGGTCTCGCGGAGCTTGTCGAGGACGACGTCGAGCCCGTTGCGGGCGTCCTGCCCGCCGCGGGCGATCTTCGCCGTCATTTCCTCGGCATCCAGCCCGAGCGCCTTGAACCCGGCCGCGGAGCCGACCGAGGCGTCGGTCGCGCGGATCTGGAACTCCTTGAGCGCGTCGGCTGCGAGATCCGAGTTCCGGGCTCCGGCGCGCATGCCCTGGTTGATCAGGCCGAGCGCTTCGTCGCCCTTGAGGCCGAGCCGCTGGAACAGCGCCGGGTACTCGGTGAGCGTGTCGAGCAGATCCTCGTTGCGGTTCAGACCGTTGCGGGCGCCGGCGGCGATGAGGTCGAACGCTTCCTGCGCGCTCTTCGCCATGCCGGTGCTGAGCAGCTGCGCGACGGCCTGCGCCGTCGGGCGCACGTCCTCCTGGAGTACGTCGGAGATGCCCGCGAGGCCTTCGACGACCTTCTGCGCGTCACGGGTGGTGGCGTCGGGGTCGAGGATGCCGAACTGCAGGGAGAGCCGCGTCGTGTCCATGTTGGACTCGATCGACTCGCCGAAGTTGTTCGAGTACGCCTCTCCTGCCGCGCGGCCGAGCCGCTGCGCTGCGCCCTCGTTGATGCCGGTGAGCGCCTGCAGTCGGTCCTGGCGGACCTCGACCTGCAGGCCGTCCTGGATGCCCCCGAGCACCGCCTTGCCGATGCCGACAGCGGCGAGCACGATTCCACCGGCGATCGGGATCGCGGTGAGCGCGTCGATGAGAGTGGACTCGATGTCGCCACCGACGACGTCGCCGACCTTCTGACCGGCGGTGCGGGTCGCGGAGTCGAGGCCCTTCGACAGGGATCGACCGCCCTCCTCGCCTGCGTCTTCGGTGCGCTTCTTGAAGAGGCCGAGGAACCGCTTCAGGCCGGACTCGGCCTCTTCGGTTTCGACCTCGACGTCGACGACGTTGCGGGCACGCTTGAGCCCGTCGAGCTGTCGTTCGAGGCGGACGATGCTCGCCTCGGCGCGCTTCACGTCTGCGGTGACGTCGAGGCCACCCTCGGCGCGCACGTGCAGGTCTTCGAGCCGGTCGACGGCGCGGGCGAGGTTCTTTTCGGCGCGGGAGATGTCCGCGTCGAGCTTCACGACGGCGCGCTCTGAGACGAGCTTCTTGGCCGCGTTCTCGACGCGGTCCATGCCCTGGAGGGCGGGCTTCGCGTCGGCGTCGATCTTGAGCGGGTTCGACTCGACCTTCTTGCCGATCGCGACGACCTGCTTCTCGGCCTTCTCCACCTGCGCGGTATTCGCGGTGAACAGCACCTCAAGGTCGGCGACGGTCAGCTTGGCCATGGGTCACCTCCGTAGGGCGGCTCGCAGCCGGGTGTCGGATTCGAGGAGCGAGAAGATCAGTGTGCGCACGCCCGGCCAGGGCCGTGCGAGCACGGCAGGGTCGTACAGGTCGACTCCGCGTTCGATGAGCTCGGCGACGACGATGCGCCAGTTCTGCACGATCGCGAGCCAGGACCCATCGATCTCGGGCACCTGAGCGGGTGCTGCTGGGCCGTCGTGCACGGGCTTGAGGTCCTGCGGGATCGGACGGTAGTCGGGGTACCAGCCTTCGTCGTCCGGCTCGCCGATGCCCCACGGGGCGTAATCGGCGGCCGTCACCAGCCTTTTGGGGCAGCCTCACCCGCGCCCTCGGCGGCCAGGTCGCGCGGTGACCACAGGGCCGCCGCGAGAGTGTCGGCGTACTCCTTGCCGCGGGCCCAGTAGAAGATCGCGTAGTACGCCATCCGATCGATGGTCTCGGGGTGCTCCCCCGCGTCGACCATCTGCTGGTAGGTGGCGCCAAGCGCGGGGTGCTCGTCGGGCCCGATCGTATCGAGCACCTCCTGCACCTCGTCAGGGACCGGGCCCTTGGCGATGCCGAGGCCCACCTCGCCGCGCACGGCGCAGGCGAGGAGCTTGCGGGAGTCGTCCACGCTGGGCGGGCGCACGGTGTAGGTGCGCTCGCCCAGCGGGATCACGAGGTCTGGCACCGCCCAGGCTGCGAAGTCTGATGCGGTGGCCATGGTTACGCTCCTCGGGTGTAGGTGAACGGCGCGGACACGCCGCCCGGGGTGGTGATGACGACGGGCACGTCGCCGGCGGTGTCGACGGGCAGCAGCGCGACGATCGACGCGCCGTTGTAGACCTCGAACGTCGGCGACTCGAGGGCGTCGAAGGTGACCGACGTCGCGCCGAGCAGCCCGGCACCGTTGATGGTGACGAGGTCGCCCGATGCGGCGCCCTCGGGGCCGATGCTCGAGATGGTCGGTGCGGAGACCGCCCAGCCCTGGAACGGGTTGACGATCGGCTCGAACTCGCCCTTGCCGGTCAGGGTGACCGACTTGACCTCGATGCCGTTGTTGTCTGTGTTCGATCGGGTGATCTCCACCGTCACGCTGGCGCGGCCGGCGTCGGTCGGGTTCGGGGTGCCGAACTCGGGCTTGTGGTACCAGCGGACGTCGAGCACCGCGCCCTCGCCCTTGGCCTGCGCGGCGGCGATCAGCGCTTCCAGCTCGGGCAGGTAGCGGCCGGTGTTCACGTTGCGGTTGCCCTGCACGGTGAACGAGGTCGCGAACCCGCGCCCGGTGATGTCCTCGTTCGGCGAGCCGAGGTCGTCGTACGTGGCGACGTCGGTTGTCGTGGCGGGGTAGGACGGCTGCCAGCCACTGATGCGACGGATCGGCTGCCAGTTCGGCGCAGCGTAGGTGCCGAGGTTGACGTCAATGCCGTATTCGAAGGACTTCCCGAGGACGGTGCCGGCGGGAAGAGGGACGCGGTTGCTCATGATGAAGCCTCCAGGTTGTCGAGAGTGATGAGGTAGTTCTCGGTCCGCTCTTCGCGGCCGTTGTCGTCTGCCCCCAGCGGAGCCGCTGAGGTTCGGGTGATGCTGGCGATGCCGTCCCCGCGGGGTCGGTCATGGAACGCGGTGAACAGCACGCTCGCGATCCGGTCAGCGCCGAACGGCTGACGTCGACCGCCGCGCACGTGGAACTGCACACGGCGTGACAGCAGGTGCGGTTCGTCGGTCGGGCTGTACACCCGGATCCCGACGCCTCGGTCGGGAGCATCAGCGAGCCCTCCGTACTGCACGCCGATCTCGCTGGCGAGGTAAGCCGGTCCATAAGGCCGCCAGGCGAAGCCAGGGATGCGCCCAGCGATCTCGCAGAGCGTGATGGTGAGGGTCTCGTCATCCACCGCCGAGCGCCTCCCTCACGGCATCCGCGACGGCTGCCCCGATGTCGATCTCGTCGGACGCCGTCTCCAAGAACTTCGGCCCGCCGCGACCGTGATCGAAGTCGAGCCGCTCGTGCTGGAACACAGCGTGCGGAGCGGTGTAGCGGACCGTGACGGACAGGTCATCGACGACGACCTTCCCCGACTTGATCAGGTCTCCGTCATCTCGGGGCGCGAGTTCGTTCGACCGCTTCAGCAGCTGCCGGGCGGTCTTACGCATCGCGTCCTGAGCGGCCTTCTCCACCTCGGTGAGGACCGGCTTGTACTCGGCCATGGCGACCTCCTACTTCAGCCAGAGGATCTGATGGGACGGCAGCGGGAGCGGGTTCTCGTCCCGTCCGATGCGCAGCACCTCGGCCTCGCGCTCAGCGCCGAGCACCGCGGACCATACGGTCACGAGTGAGCCGAGCGTGAGGTTCGACTCGATCGGCACCGTCACCCGCGTTGAGGAGATGACCTCTTCGCCGGCGGCGTTGCGCACGATCTCCTGCACGTCGATGACCTCGGCGGCCAGCGTGCGCGACGGCCCGTAGCCGCCGCCCATTCCGCCGCCCGCCTGGTAGTCGCGCACCTTCACCGTGTCTGGGAAGAAGAACGATGCGGGCCAGCTCATGTGTAGTCGCCTTCCGGCCAGATGTTCGCGAACGGACGCGTCTTCGGGAAGCTCCCCACGGGATGCCCGCCCGACGACACAGCGCCGCACAGCGAGCGCAGCGCCTGACGCGAGTCGGAGTCGAACGCCGACTCGACGTCGGCGAAGCTCATCGACGTCCCGTTACGGCTGAGCGACCGGGTGCGGCGCGACCCTGCAGCGGGCTGCTCGGCGAGCACGCCCTTCAGGATCGCGACCGCATCCTTCTTCACCTCGCTGTTGTCGGCGAACGAGTCGATGCAGGGGGCGATGGACCGGGCGAGTACGAGAAGCCGCCGTGCGGTGTCCTCATCCCCGCCGAGATCAGTCGGTGTGATCGGCATATCCATCGCCCCCTGCTGCTCAGGCCTCTGCGATCAGACCGACCGCGGTGGCGTGCTTGATGCTGTCCTTCGACCAGGCAGCGGGATCGACGGGTGCGCCGCGGTACAGGTACCGCTCGCTTCCGTCCTCGGCGCGCAGCACGACGGCGGCACCGACGACCTTGAAGCTCTTCGACTTCTTGGTGCTGTCGGTGCTGGCCTTCGCCTTGGCGTCGGCCGCTGCCTTGTCGGCGGCGGCCTTCGCCGCTGCGTCCTGCTTGGCCTTCTCGTCTGCCGCCTGCTTCTCGGCCGCCGCCTTGTCGGCGGCGGCCTTCTGCTCGGCGGTCTGCTCGGCGGCCATCAGAGACCCGTGCCCGTCAGCTGAACGCCGGCGAGCGGCTCGGTGACGACGGGAACCGTGACGCGACGGCCGCGCAGCGTGTAGCTGTCGTCGTCGTCGTTTCGGATCGACTTCGCCTCGATGCCGACCTGGCCCGCGCCGACGTAGCCGGGGCCGCCGAGGGGCTCGTCGGCCATGCCGCCGAGCTGCTCACGGTCGACCAGCAGCGGGTTGGCACCGGTGTAGTTCGGCGATGCCGCCCAGGTCAGGCCGAGCGCGTCGACGGGGATGTTCCCCTGGACGGCGGTCGCGCCGGACTCGCGCGGCAGAGCCTTGTCGTCGATCAGGAGACCGATGACCTTGGCGTACTGCGCCGGGGTCAGGACGATGGTCGAGAGGTCGATGCCGAGGCCGAGCGCCGCACGGGTCGCCTGGATCGACATGATCGCCTCGACCGCCTTGCCCGCGGTCGTCCACGTGGCCGGCGACGCGAAGGTGGTGGTGACCTTCGCGGCGATGACGGCCATGGCGACCGAGTCGACGTGGCGAACGATCGTGTTGCCGAGACGGGTGAGTCCCTTGTTCACGAACGAGATGCCCTGCTGCTTGATCTTCTCGTCGGAGATGACCGTGTCCAGGCCCCACTTCACGACGCGTGCAGAGACGACCTCGCCCGACTCGAGCACCACCTTGGGGTACTCGCCGAGGGGCGCGATGGACTCGGGGTCGTCGGAGGCGAAGCCCTCCTCGCCGGTCTCGTAGAAGACGCCGCCGCCGGACGCATCGAAGCGGCCCTGCAGGAGGAAGTCCGCGATGAACTTCATCTGCGTCAGGTCGTGCAGACGCTTCGCGATGACGCGAGGGTTGGCGAGCAGCGTGTGCAGCTGCTCCGTGGTGAGCGTCCCCTCGGGGTGCTTCACCGGGTAAGTGTACGAAGCCATGTGCTCGTCACTCCTCTCAGATGAACAGGACGTCGATGACGTCGTTGTCGGCGGCGGACGCGGTGAGCGCGAGGCCGATGGGGTTGGTGGTGGTGCCGATCGTCTGGACCTTGCCGGTGGCGTCGGCCGAGACCTTCGCGCCGGCGGCGATCGCCCCGGATGCCGTCAGCGTGTGCACGCCGCCAGCACGGGTGAAGACGGTGACGTCCTCACCGATCGCGGCATCGAACCCGGCGACTCCGACGACTGCGGCCGAGTCGGCGCCAGCGGGGCCGACGGTGCGCGCGCCGGTGACGGCGACGAGTCGACCACCGGTGACGGCGGCAGATGCCTTGAACGTCACCGCCTGGCCGGGCTTGAACTTGGGCAGGTAGTCAGCCATCAGCGGGCCTCCTCGTTCTCTGCGCCCCAGCCCGCCTGAGCCATGAGCGCGTCCTCCGCCGACACGTCGCCGGCGTGCCCGATCTCAGCGACCGGGACGGTGTTGGGCGCCATCGCGGCGAGCACCTTCGAGGCGCGCTCCTCGTCGGCGTCGAGCAGCGCGCGGAAGCTGTCCTTGGACGCCGCGGTGATGCGACCGTCCTTCAGCGCTGCGTCGATGATCCCGTCGCGGCGAGCGCTGGTCTGCGCGGCGAGCGCCTGAACGCCCTGGGCAGCCTTCGCCTGCAGGTCGGAGAGCACGGTCGCGTCGATGGTGACGACGCCCTCCGGCAGCTCCGCGGCGGGGGTGGTGTCAGCCTGCTCTGCGAGCGTCTCGTCGAGAGCGGCCAGGACCGCCTCGTCGGTGGCGTCGGCATCGGTCATGCCGAGCCGCTCGCGGATGCCAGCCTTGAAGTCGTCGTAAGCCACGACGTTCTCCTTTCGGTTGGGGTCACCCGGCTCGGACGAGCTCGGGAGTTTCGGGGCGGCCGAGGCCGCGATGGTGGTGGTTCGGTGGGCGAAGCGGATGACGCGCGCGGCCGCGGAGTCCTCGGGCTCGTCCTCGTCGGGGACGACCACGAGTACCTCTTCGTCGCCGACGGTCTCCGCTTCCCCTGCGTCCGGGATCACGGCGACACGGTCTGCGAGGCCCTCGGTCACGGCATCCGCGGCAGTCAGCCACGTCTCCGCTTCGAGCAGCTCGACCCAGTCCTTCTCGCCCGCCTTCGCGGTGTAGATCTCTGCGAGGGACCGGTCGAGGCCGTCGAGCACGGCCGCTTCCTTGCGCATGTCCGCTGCGTTGCCCCAGACGATCGTCGAGGTGCAGTGGATCATCATCTGCGTGCCGGGCGACATCACGGTCTCGTCGGCACCGACCGCGATCACCGAGGCGGCGGATGCCGCCAGGCCGTCGACGACTGCGGTCACCTTCGCGCGGTGCGCGCGGAACAGGTTCATGATCGAGATGCCCTCGAACACGTGCCCGCCGGGCGAGTTGATGCGGAGGATGATGTGCGAGACGGACTCGGGGATCGCGTCGAGCACGCCGCCGACGTCCTTCGCCGAGATGCCCCAGAAGCCGCCCCACGAGTCGATCGGGCCGTACAGGCGGATCGTCGCCACCTCGGGCTCGTCACCGGTGGGCGGTGGCGCGACGACAGCGTCGAAGAACTCGCGCTTGGTCTTCGGTACCTCTCGGCTGCCCCAGAATCGGTTCGGCCACGTCTCGGTGCGGGTCATGCGTCCTCCTTGAGGTCAGCGCCAGCACGACGAGCGATCGCGCGAGCTTCGTCCTTATCGACCACCGTGCCGACGCCGAGGTAGACCTTCTGGATGGTCTCGGCGGCGAAGCGCGCGCGCTCCGCGTCGCTGGTTGTCGAGTCGTCGTCCGAGGCATCCGAAGGCACCTCAGCCGGTGCCGGCAGGCCGTACCGTGCGCGCAGGAACTTCTCGAGCTCGGCGTCGGCGGTGAACGCGCCGCAGTCGATCAGCGCGCGGACGCCCTCCGCGGTGAGCGGTGCGTCCTTCCCGAGCTGCGGCGGCACGAGCCGCGGTGCGACCTCGTCCGGTCCCCAATTCAGGTCGACCAGGTCCTCTACTACGTGCTGCTGCGTGATGTCTCCGAAGTGCTTGGAGATCGCGTTCAGCGCGCCGGTGAAGAAGTCGACGAACGTGTCGCCGAGAGCGTACGAGCCGGTGGAATCGTCGCCGCCGAGGGTGAGGAAGTTCGCGAGCACGGCACGCGCGATCTGCTCATCGTGTCGGCGGATCGGAGTGTTCAGGTCGGGCAGCTTGCCCTGCACGCCCTGAAGCGTGAGCTTCGCCCCGGCCGGGATGTACGCGCCGGATGCTTCGCCCGCTCGGAACTCCTTGGCCAGACGCAGACCCTCGTCGCGCTGGTCGGCGAGCCACTGCTCCGCTTTCGCGGTGTCCTTCGCGATCGCGTCGGGCAGCGGTGCGCCCTCGTAGACCGGGACGCCGAGGCCGTTGCGGTCGGCGACCATCGTCTCGATGCGCAGCAGTTTGTCCTTCAGCGCCCACGGCTTGTACGCCTGGCGCAGCAGCGACTGCCCGATCCAGTTCGCACCCTCGCGGTCGTTGACGAACACGACGAGGCGGTCGACGGGGATCCGCACGGTCGTGATGCCGAAGGCGCCGTGCTGCTCGACGGCGACCAGGCCGCCGTCTTTCGCGACGTCGAACTTCGCGATCGTGCGCGGCGGACGCCAGGCGAGCTTGCCGAGCCGGGCACGGCCGTCTTCGATGCGGTACACCTGCTCGAACACCGAGTGCCCGAAGACCAGCTCGAGGAGCGCCAGACGCAGGAAGTCATCCCACGAGAACTTCCCTCGCTCGCGTCGCGGCCGCGGCGCGGACTCCTGCCCCTTCACCGGCAGACCGAGGTCCTCGGCGACCATCCGCACAACCTCGTCGCGCGCACCAGCCGGATCGATCTCCCAGCGTGCCGAGCGGATCGGCATCGTTACGGCGCGCAGCACCGAGCCGACCTGGGCGTCCTCGCGGCGCATCTGGTCGTAGACCTCGATCGACTCCGGCCACCGGAGGGCCGGGTTCTTCTCGGTTGCCTCGTCGACGAGGTCACCCCAGCCGGGCAGAGACCCCTTCACATACCCGATCTCATCTGGCACGGGTGGGCCTCCTCTCAGAACTGCATGGTCGCGACGTTCGCTTCCGACGGCGCCACGGCCGTGCGCGGCACCGCCACCGCCGGCGGCGGCTTGACCGGCTCCGGCTCCGGCTCGGGCGCGAGCACCTCGAGCGCGTACAGCGCGAGCGTCATCGCGCAGACACCGGCGATGTCGACGGGCATGGACTTCTCGCGCGACCAGCCGATGTTCTCGGCATAGGAGCGGACGACCGCGCCCTCAATCGCCCGGTCGACGTCCGGCTGCTCGATGAGCAGCAGGTCCCCGTCGCGGACTCGATCGCTGATGCGGCCTGTGGCGAGCGCGAACGCGGACCACTCGACCTGGTGAACGATGAACTTCTCGGTGCGGCCGTCGACCTCGAACTCGGCGTCCTGCAGCGGCTTGATGAAGTCCATCGCCGGAACGCCCTTCGACTGCAGCGCCACCTCACGGTGACCGGACTGCTGGGCGAGCTCGATCAGGAACGGGACCACCCACGCCCAGCCGGGGCGCTTCACGCGGATGGTGACGAACGGCTTGCCGTCTTCGGTGTCCACCGCGGCGGCGAGCCAGTTCCGCTGCCGGTCGTGGCTGGTGTCGATCGCCCAGACCGTCCGCGCGCCCTTCGGGATCATCGCCAGCACATCGGCGGGCGTGACGTGACGGGACTTCCACGACGGTGTGTCGATGTAGTTGTCGACCGTCGCGGTCACCCACTGACCGAGCACCTCGATGCGCTCGACGTTCTTCTCGGGCGCTTCGGCCGCTGCGCGCATCAGCCCGGCGATCGTCATGCCCGGCAGGTACCCGGCGGACGGGTTCGCCTGAGCGAACGCCCGGGGGTCATCGAGCGGGGCGTCCTGCTCCGCCGACCACTCCGCGACGAACCACTGCGTCTCCGGGTCATCGACGCCGGCGTGCGCGGTCTCGCGTACGCCCTTGAGCACCTTCGAGCGCTTCGTGCCGGCGTTCGAGAACGCGACCAGCAGCGAGTCGTACATCGCGTTGGCGGATTTCTCGATCGCCGACCAGCCCTCGTAGTCGTACTGCTCGCGCAGCTCGTCGAGGATCAGGCGGGCCGAGGACTGGCCGCGGGCACCGTCGAAGGTGCGCGGCAGGTACGCCGCGCCCGCGTGAGTGCGGAGTTCCGTCTCGCCGTTCGTCGTGCGCGGCGGGTAGGTGATCTCCTGCAGGTCGGGCACGCGGTCGATCGCGATGCCGATCTTCAGGTCGTCAGGGGCGCCCCAGCGGCGGACCTGTTTCCAGGGCTTCATCGCGATGTCGAGCTTCTGTGCGGCACCGACGACGATGAAGTTCTGCTCGGGCAGCTGGTTCGGCCAGCGTCCCGCGTCGACGTACAGCCAGTACGCGGCGAGGACCGCGGCCATCAGCGTCTTGCCGTTCTGGCGGCCGACGATGACGAGTGCCTTGCGGAAGCGGAGCAGGCCGAACGAGTCGAGCTCGAGCATCCGGATCAGCAGGGCCCGTTCCCACGGGAACAGCACGACGTTCAGCACGTCGTGCGCGAACTCGATGACCTCGTACCCGCGCGAGGTCTCCGGCGTCAGCTCGCACAGCGGAGTCGTGACGATGCGCGGCTCGGTGAAGCCGTACTGCGGCACGCCGTCTGTCGGCACCTCCGCGCCGACGGCTGCCCGATAGTCCGGGCCGAGGAGAGACTTCGCTCGCGCCATGCCTCACCCCTCCGAGCTACCCCGACGCGGCCTTCTTTCGGAAGGCGAGAACCTTGTTGCCCGGCTTCGACGGCACAGCCTGAGGTCCTGCAGGAGCGGGCTTCGACGCTGGGCGGCCCGGGCTGGATGCCGGCGCCTCGTCCTCAGGCGTCAGACCGAGCGCATCGAGATACTTCAGGAAGCTCGCGATCGACACGTTGTCGTTGGCCGGGACCGCCGGACGACCCTTGCCGTCAGCGGTGTCGTCGAGCGCCCACTGCGCGATCTGATCCCACGCGTCGATCTTCCGAGCGAGCGCCCGAGCCGCCGCGATCGTCGCCGAATGACGCGCCCGCAGATGCTTCGCGTTCGCGATCGACCGCTCCAGCGCCTCAGACACGCTCTGCTGCTCGAACCGAGTCACCAGGCACCTCCTCGCGCGCGCGACCCCCTACCGAGGGATTACCGGGGAGAGACGGACACTCCCCCGGGCGGTGTCCGGTCCCCTACCCGGATCCTGGATTTTCGAAGGGGGTGGGGCGTGGACGGCAGCGGACCGCGGCACTGGGGATGCCACCGGGCTCTACGCTGCCGCCCACGCGGTCACTGAGCTGGTCGCATGCCGAAGTAGAGGCGCGGGTCGTCGCGCCATGGGTGCGCAGCGCACGGGCCGTCGTGTCCCTCGTCGCGTGAGCACCACCAGCCGGGCGGCGGTACCTCGCAGGTGATGGGGATGATCTCCGCATGGGTGACGGTCAAGCGTCGACGCGGGAACAGTGAGCGTGCTGCGAACGCGATGATGTCGCGCACCGGGAAGCCCGACACATAGCCGAACGCGAGATCGAACATCGCGCGACGGATGCCGAACGCGCCCTTGCGGCGCGGGATGCCCATGCCGAGCTCGATCAGCTCGCCGCGGTACTCGCCCATCGACCCGTCTGCCCGGCGCCACGCCATGTCAGCATCGGACGCGTGAGGCCCCTTGACCGTCATACGGTGATCACCTCGCCGCCGAGAGCGAGGACTCCCCCGAGGTCGGCGTGCAGGCGTTTCCCGCTCGGTGGCGCTCAGGGCGCGGTCTGCCTCTTGGTCGATGAAGACGACGTCGGCTGACATGCCGCGAAGCGACATGCGCACCGATCCGAAGTGGATGCGACCGCCCCACGTGAACTCGATGCGCTCTTCGCCGTTGGCACGCCGCACCCGGTACCCGTCAGGGTCGCCGTCGCCCAGCGTGTTCACCACGCACTTGAGCGCGTCCGACGCCATGCTCCGGTGCGGCGTCAGCACGATCGCGGTCTTGCCGTCCATCGCATCGCGGATCAGTCCGGCTGCGGTGTAGCGGTTCATGTCGTCTCCTCACCACCATCCAGGCATCGGCTCCCCGAGTCCGTTCTCACCGGCGTCACCGTTGCCTCGCGACTGGTTGCACGAGGCGTGCGAGTGGCGCCAGTTGTCCGGGTCGTCCTGCAGCTCGGGATGCGTGGACACCGGGAAGTAGTGGTCGAGGTTGTGGGAGTCCGGCGTCGTGCTCGCCGGGACCTCGTAGTCAATGCGCATACGGCACAGCCAGCACTGCGCGAGCTCGCGCGTGTCCGGGTCGGCGTCGAGACGCTTGCCTTCGTCGAAGAACTCCGTCCGCAGACGGTGCGTTCGGCTGGTGCGAATGCGTGCACTCACCGAGTCCTCCGTTCCTCCGCCCTGCAACGACCGCAGAAAATCACGTCGAACACCTGCGTCACGCCGCGCTCGCTGAGCGCGTAGCCATGCAGCCGGCGGATCGCGTCGAACCCGCACCGCGGACACTCGCCCTGCACCGGCTCGACGAGGGGCGTCACTCGCACCGGTGCGACGATCGCCATCAGGGTTGCCTCTTCCGCGCCCAGTAGCGCTCCGTCAGGTGGTCGAACCACGCTTCGACGAGACGAGTCACCGCGAACACGATCGAGAGCAGCCCAATGCCGTACAGGCACCCGCGCTCGACCGGCGTCATGCCGGGTCCGAGTCGAGCAGGTCGTCGATCGGCTCCGACGGGTCGCAGTGGACCACCGCACCGAAGAACGACAGGCGAGGCTGACCACAGCCAGGGCACGACCACGACATGCGACCGCCTCCGCTCCGAGACCACCCATGCACGACGAAAGCCCCACCCGATCGGATGAGGCTTTCAGTCACTTCTTGTGCAAGCACAGCTTAACACCGAATCGCGACACGTTTCCACCAGATCAGCCCGGCGAGTCGTAGCTCTCGCCCACGTGCATCGCGTGCACCTTCCGCCACTGCGCGAGCATCGCCTGCCCGAACTCCGACCCGCTGGCACAGATGCTCTCGCCGCACGCGCAGTGATGCCACTTCTTGTCGTCGCTCATCGCTCTGCGCTCCCGTTCTCGCGGTCTGCGTCCATGCGGTCGTTCGCCTCGCGCAACTTGTCGAGCGCCTCGCGCCGCAGCCGCGGATCGAGGCCGAGCGCCTGAGCAGTCGCTAGGAAGTTGTCTGCGATCGTCGGCTCTTCGGTCATCGTTCGCTCCCGTTCTCGCGGTCTGGGGTAGCCCTCTCGCACCCTTGGTCGTCGTCGAAGTACACGTAGCCGTCGCCGCCCTCGACGCGCACCACATCGCACAGCTCGCAAGCGTCGCCGTAGAGTGTCGGGTCGCCGCCGATGAACAGTGTCGGCTCCCACTCGTGAGTTCCCGGTTCGCACTTCTGTCGCTTCATCGCTCTGCGCTCCCGTTCTCGCGGTTGGTGGTCTTCGGGCGGCCCACCCTCGCCTCCTGCTCAGCACGCACCCGAGCAACCGCCGACCGGCGATACAGGCGGGTGCGCACACCACCCGTGTGGATCTCCCCCTCAGGCGAGATCAGGTCCTTCCGCTCCCACCGCTGCAGCGTGCGCAGAGACCCCGCCACCTTCGCGGCATCGTCGCGGTTCAGCAGCGGATCTCCCCACTCGACGATCGGACGCGCAAACGCCACCTCATCCGAGTCCGGTTCCGGCTCCCACAGGTTCTCCTTCACCCGACGCTCAACACCCCACTTGTCGACCGCGTCCTGCACCGACCAGAAGTGCCGGACGCCTTCGACGAGCGGGTTCCGGTCCAGGAAGCCGATACCCAGCACCCGGACATGCTCGACGTCGTTCACCAGATCCGGCAGCGCCTGCTCGAGCTGGTAGTCGGTGTGACGTCCCCAGTCGTGCAGCGTGTGCCCCAGATCGTTCAGCGCGTCGAGGAGATCCGCGTCGACCGGGGCCGGCGGCTCGACCTGCTGCGAACGCCCGCCCGGCGCCTTGTCAGTCGGCGTGGCCTTCATCGGGTCCGCCAGGGACCGCAGACGCCCGTACAGGTCATCCGAGTCCCGGACGAGAGTGCGCAGCCGGTAGAAGCACGTGTCGCAGATCAGAGCGTGATCACGAGCAGGCTTCGGCGCGCACCCGCGGCACCGGTTCGGCATCGCCACAACCGTCGGCGCGGTCTCCTCGGTCAGCCCGTACCAGGGGCACGTCGCATAGTGGACGCCCCGCTGCAGGCATCCGCGGATGCAGACACGATCAGACATCATGGTCCTCCGGCCAGTTGCAGTTCAGGTGGTCATCGAGCGTCCAGCCGAACGGGACGACGTCACGGCAGCTCGGGCACGTCCGCGAGGGCTCGCATCCGCACGCGCAATCGACGAAGTCGTCGTCATCGGACAGCGCCTGATGGATGCAGATCGCGTGCTTCCCTGCGCGGCACTCCGGGCACATCGGGCGCGACGGCTCGACGGTCGTCGGCTCCGCAGGGTCGGTGCAGACGCAGTCCGCCTCGAGGTCCGGATCCTTCGACACCGAGATGATCCCCACACCGCGGCAGATGCCACAGTCCGGCGTCGGCTCAGAACGGGGTGTCATCACCGAACGCTCCCCACTGCTCCCCCGGCTCAGCCGTCGCCCACGCCTGCTCGGCAGGTGCCGCGGATGCCGTCGGCTGTCCACCCTGACGGTTCGACGCCGCCCTGGTCACCCGCGCCGTGGCGTACCGCAGCGACGGGCCGATCTCATCGACCTCGAGCTCGATCGCCGTGCGCTGGTTGCCCTCACGGTCTTGATAGGAGCGCTGGCGGAGGCGGCCCTGCGCGATGACACGCATGCCCTTCGTGAGCGACCCGGCGACGTGCTCGGCGAACTCGCGCCACACCGACGCGCGAAGGAACAGCGGGTCGCCGTCCTTCCACCCGTTCGCCTGCTTGTCGAAGGTGCGCGGGGTGCTCGCGATCGTGAAATTCGTCACGGGCAGCCCGTTCTGCGTGTACCGCAGCTCCGGGTCAGCGGTGAGGTTCCCCACGACGGTGATGATCGTCTCGCCAGCCATCAGCGCACCTCCTCGAACGAGCCCTCGACGATGTCCAGGTCGGCGTGGGCATAGCGCGGCCCGCCTCGGCCTTCGGTGACCTTCCGCCACCCCTCGCCCTCCCGATCGTCGAGGTACGCGATGCCGCCGCCGAAGTTGACGCCGTCGAGCACGACCTCGACCACTTCGATGCGCTCGCCGACGAGCTCACGCGCCCAGTAGAGCGGGAACTCCGGAGCATCCGCGACGATGGCGGTGCCTCGGCGAGCGGGCGTCTCGATCCCGTTCCAGTAGGTCTTCTCGGTGGTGCTCATGCTGTCCTCCTCAGCGCCGCGGCATGTGTCGCGCGACGGATCTTCTCTGCTGTCTCTCGTGGTGTCTCATCCGCCTCAGCCAGCAGCCGAAGCCTGAACCGGTGGTCCTTCTCGTACCGGGTCGCCGTCATCTGGACGAAGTTGCCCAGCGCGTCAGAATGGTTCGTCATCCCAGACCTCCTCGGTGTCCTGCGCCTGCTCGAACTTCGTCATCTGCTCTAGGTGGCGAGCCTCCTGGACCCAGCGATCGTGACGTCGTCGGGCGGTGCCGCAAGGTCCGCAGTTCTCGAAAGCGCCGTGCGGATGATCCGGGCAACCGATAGGCGGGGCATCCATCAGCAGCGGACGTGCCGGCGGCCGGGTCGTGCGCTCCTGCTCGCCCGACCAGCGCGCCCACTCCCCCGCCCGCTCGGCGCTCTCGGCCCGCACCCGCTCCTGCGCCCTCTCCCGCGCTCCCCCCACAGCCGCGAACGTTCGCGAATCTTCGCGAGGCGGCTCCGGGGCGTCCGACCAGGCAAGCCGAGCGTCCACCTTCAGCGGCCGTCGGAGTGCGATCCACTCCTGCCCGTCCTGCTGATAGATCGTCAGGAAGCCCGACTCCGCCAGCAGCAGCAGGTGCTCGATCACCAGATCCGTCGCCGCCTCGCCCGGATAGATCGCTGCTGCGATCAGCTCCGGCACCAGCTCCCGCCTGCCCAGCCCATCCGTGTGCAGCCACAGGCCGATCGCCGTCGGCTTCGCCACCAGCGGCGCCCGCAGATACCCCGGCCATTGCAGATCCGCCGCGCTGATCTTCCGTTGCACGCTCTTCGTTGACACCCTGGTCATTCCCTCTCGCGAATCCCTCGAAACACAGGTCGACGGCCAGCTGCAGGTGGTGCTCGTCGACCTGGAAGCACTCCGTCCACCCGCGTCCCATGAACAGCAGCTCGCGTGCCTCCGCGTCGTTGCGGAACGCGGCGGGGAACCAGCGGCGCAGGACGCGCAGCGCCTCGGCCTCCCACGTCCAGTCGGTCCCGCGCGCGAGGACGACGATGTGACCGCCGGAGGCGACCATCATCTGCACCCGGGAGAACCGCCACGCGCGGCCCACCTTCAGCACGCCCTGCTCGGGCCAGTAGACGACGTAGGTGAGCGCGTAGGTCGGCATGCTCATGCCTGCTCCCCCCGATCAGCGAGGTTGTTGGTGAAGCGCTCGTTCCGCCGCGTTCGAGCCGCGTCGGCGGCTTCCTCAGCGGTGGCGTGATAGCCCGCGAACGCGCCTGCTCCCCGTCCCGCCTGGGCGAGCCATCCGCGCCCCGGGACGAAGCAGACGCCGCGTATCCCGGACTTGCTATTCGCCTGCGCGCCGCGGCGATTCTCACTGTTCTCGCGAGGGGACACAGCTCGAAGGTGATCCACCCGGACACATGCCGGCGTGTGGCAGGCGTGATCGAGCACCTGATCCCTGCTTACCGGGCCATGCTCTGCCTCGTAGGCGTACTGGTGAGCGAGGCGTCCGACTCCGTCAACCGACACCACTCCGTAGCCCCATCGAGTGAGTGGTCCCGTCCAGATGTGGCACTCGCCACGCTCTTCGACGTAGGCGGCGAATCGCGCGTCCGCAGTCCCATCGATTCGTGTCCTCAGTGGGGTGAGCTGTCGCCCCGCTCGGCGCTGCTCGTTGTGCCCGTTGCAGAGCCCATGGCCCTTGACCGGCCGTCCGCATCCCTCGAACGTGCACATCTGGTTCGGCATGCTCATCGGGTGCCGCCGTTCCGCTCGCGCTCGCGGTGCAGCACGGCGAGTGCGCTCTGGTGCGCGGCGTGCGCGATGCACGACTGAGCTGCCCACACGCCGGACCCGAGCGCCTCGACGGCGTCCATGGCGTCCTGTGCGAGTGGTTCGCCGGTGAATGCGTCCTCGAGCTTCGTTGCGGCCGCGCGCAGCCGCAGGGCGGCGTGGTGAGCGAACTCGTGCGCCTTCGTCTGGAACTGCTGCGACATCTTCTGATCGGTCATCGCGCTCCCCTTCCGTTGCTGCCGAACAGCGCGTGCGCGCGCCACTTCATCCACTCGTCGCCGTACACCGCGCAGCCCATCTCCATGGCCACCGCCGACGAGATCCGCACGCGGCGGGTCCCTTCGAGGCGGAACCATGCGAGCTCGGCCGGGTAGAACACCGGCACGCGTTCGGGTGACTTCACCCAGCGGCGGACCTTCCACCCGTTCGCGAGCGCCGCATCCTGTAGGTCGTGCTCGCAGCGCTCGTTGCACGATGCGCAGAGGGTGAGGCCGTCGACCGGCGGCGGGAGGATCTTCGACCCGCCCATGCCGACCGCGCGCCTGTGCTGGAACGTCAGCGGGTCCGTCGCCGCGCACATCACGCAGCGGTAGCCGTCGCGCAGGTAGACGTCCTGGCGGGTCTGCTTCGTCGGGGCGCTCATGCCGCCACCGCCAGCAGGAACTCAGCGACCGCGTGCCCGAGGTCACGGGCCGCGGGCGGAGTGACCGCGTTGCCCGCCTGCTTCACCTTGTCGCGCTTCGTGCCGAGCAGGTTGTAGTCCGGCGCGAACGCCATGCCGAGCATGATCTCGTGAGGCTCGAGCATCCGGAACCCGGCGTCGTCGACGTCGAGACTGATCGGGGTGCTCGGCTCGATGAGCGACTGGTGACCCGCCGTGGTGAGCGCACGGATCGGCTCGCCGACCGAGGTGCTCATCGCCGCCGTATCGCCACGGTAGTTGTTGTTCCGCATCACGAGCGCGTGGTGATTGCCCTCCGCGCTCACCGTGTCGATCGGTGCGCTCGTGGGCTTCGCGACACCGTGGTTCCGCAGCGGCACCACCAGCGCCTCACGGTCGACGGTGGTCACCGCGCCCATCGGGTCCGAAGTCGCCCGCGCGGTGCCCGTGGAGTAGTACGGGACGAGCAGCCCCGTCTCGTTGCGGGTCGACTGCGTGCGCATCGGGTCGGCCGCGGATGCCGCCTGCTTACCCTCCCGGCCCTCGACCGGGATCAGCAGCGACGCGTGCGTCCCGCCGGCGACGATCGACGGCAGCTCACGAGTGATCGGCTCCGATCGGGACGCGTCCGCGCCGCTCACGTTGTTCACGATCAGTGGCGGGATCGCGAGGCCGTGCTCGGCCGTTCCCGTCTGGATAGGCATCGGCTCGTCCGTCGGCGCGATGCGGAGGTAGTTCGATCCGGTTGTCACGCCGCCATAGGTGTTCCCGGCGGCCTTCGCGATGATCGGCGCCCAGTGACGTTCGATGCCGCGGCGGATCCGCTCGCGCGTCTTCTCGGCGAGCGGCTTCTCGCGGTCACCGATGCGCTGCGCAGGGATCGACCAGTCGATGATCGACGCGGCGGGCAGCCAGCCCGGCTCGACGACGACACCGCACGCGGGGCACCGGTAGAGGTACTGCGCTCGGTAGCGGCCCCACTGCTCGGCCTTCTTGAACGCCTGCACCGCCTGCACCTGACCGTGCTCGGGGCAGAACGCCATCGGACGAGTCCACTTCCCCACGTTCGGCGCGGGGTGCTTCTTGCTCGACAGGTCCGCGCGCCACATCACGATGTACATGCGATCCCGCGACTGCGGAGCCGGCAGGCCACCGATCTGCGCGTGCATCGAATTCAGCCACACGAACCTCAGCCGGTAGCCGAGCGCCTCCATCGCCATCTGCCACGCCGGGAACTGATCCCACCGGTACGCGTCGACGACGTTCTCCAGGATGATCGCCATATACCGGTGGTGCTCAGCGAAGCGCGGGATGTCCCACATCGTCGCGCGGGACCGGTTCGCGGCCTCATCGGGCAGCGGACGGGTGCCGTCGAGCTCGAACAGCGCCTGATCCTGCATCCGCTGCCGCTTGATGCCCTTCGCGATCGAGTGGTTCGTGCACTCCGGCGAACCCCACAGCACGTGAGTACGCGGGAAGTACCGCGGGTCAACCTGGCTGATGTCCGCCTGCGAGTGGTCCGTCTCGGGGTGGTTCACCTGATGCGAGGCGATCGCCAGCTCCCAGTGGTTCGCCGCGATGACGACCCTGTAGCCCGCCTCGACCAGACCGCTGCTCGATCCGCCCGCGCCGCAGAAGAGATCGGTAACGGTCAGGCCGTTCCACTCCACCTTCGGGCGCTGATACCCCATCTCCTTGAAGGCGTTCATGCCGCGCTCCCTTCGAGGTCGAGCAGGTCGAACAGCGACGGGGTCGACTGCTCGGCGTCGAGCTCCCGCTGATACATGACCGCGTCACGGAACGACGTCGGGTTCAGCTCGGAGGCGCGGCCGTCGCGGCCAAGCTTCCGGGCGCGCAGCGGCACCGTGCCGAGCCCGCCGAACGGGTCGAAGACGAGATCGCCCTTGTTCGAGTACCGCTCGATCAGCCGGTCGACGATGTCGAACTGCAGCGGGCAGATGTGGAACTCGAGCGCGCGTCGGGACTGCTCACCGTTGAGGGTGAGCATGCGGTTCACGTCGTCCCAGACATCCGGCCGCCACGAGCCAGGGTCGAGCGACTTGAACGTCGACGGCAGCGCGTTCTTCGCGGCGAGCGCCTCGCCGGTTCGCACGTGCGCGGCGAAGTCGTAGACGTTCGCGCGGGTCTGCTGCTTGAACAGGCGCGAGCGGTGCTTCGGCTCGATCGCGGCCAGCTCCTCCGGCGTCAGCAGCCGGTCGCCCGACGAGCGCCAGTCGGCAGCCGCGTCGATCTGCCAGCGTGCCAGCGAGTAGTCGGCGATGTCCTTCACGACCCGGTCGTCGGCGTACCCCTTCGAGCGGTCCGTCTGCGGCTTGTGGAACAGCAGGATGTACTCCGGCGAGCCGACGCCCATCTTCGTGCCGTCCTTGCGCATCTCGGTGTACCCGAGGCGGTAGGTCTGGTTGTTCTCCCTCACGACGTCGGTCGTGACGGTGATCATCCCCATGTAGTCGAAGCCGTGCTTGAGCCCGTGGGCGAGCGCTTCAGCGTGGAACGGTGAGACGGTCGGGATGCCGGCGCCCGTGACGTTGCCGAACTGGATGCGGTCCTTCACGTGGCAGGCGTAGATCCGGCCCGGCTTGAGCACGCGCAGCAGCTCGGGCGTGAGGTAGTCCATCTGCTGCCAGAAGTGCAGGTTGTCGTCGGTGTGCCCGAAGTCGTTGTAGGACGGCGTGTACTCGTAGTGGTTCGAGAAGGGGATGCTCGTCACGATCAGGTCGACCGTGTTCGCGTCCATGTGGTCGCGGGTCTCGATCACGCAGTCGTTGAGCGCGAGGGTCCAGCCGGGCCCGGATGCCTCGACCCGCTCGACGCCCATCGCGCGGGTGAGGGCGGCGGAGATCGCGGCCGGGTTGAGTCCGAACTCGCGGATCACGTCGCTCATCGTCTCGGTGAGCCGGTCGTGCTCTTCCCACTTCGCGAGCAGGCTGTCGCGGATCTCCGACTCGGTCTCGGCGTAGATCAGGTGCACGGTGCAGGGTCGGGTCTGTCCGAAGCGCTGGATGCGGTGCACGGCCTGGATGGTGTCGTTGAACTTGTGCGTCACGCCGACGAAGATCGCCGTGTTCGAGCGCTGCAGGTTCATGCCCTGGCCGAGCTGGACGGGCTTGCCGACGAGCTCGGCGGTGCGCCCGTCGCGCCAGGCGTCGAGACGAGCCTCGGCCTCGTCGTCGCTGAGCGCGCCGTAGACGCTGCTGAACGGCAGACCCTCAGCCCGGAGCGCCTTCTCGATCGCGTCCTGCTCGTCGTTGAGGTCGCACCAGATGATCACCGGGTCATCGGCGCCATGCTCGGCGACGTGCGCGCGCACGAGTTCGATCGCGCGGGCGACGCGCTCGGGCAGCGTCTCGCGCTTCTCCTTCGCGGCGGCCTGCAGCGACTTTGCGCCGGTGCGCACGAGCACGCCCTGCCCGTCGCGGTCGACCTCGTCGGAGAGGACGCCGACCTCGACCTGGTGCCACTGCACGTCGAGGTCGGGCAGGTCGTACCCCTCGTCAGAGTGGCCGAGGTCGGACGGGCGCTGCACGAAGCATGCCCACGTGTTCAGCCACAGCCAGAACTCGCGCTCCTTGTGCGGGTACAGGCGCAGGTTGCCTGCCTTCGAGCTGTCGCGCTGGAAGAAGCGTGTCAGGGCCTGGCCGGTGTCCATGATGCCGAGGAACCCGGCGTAGTGGATCAGCTCCTTGTGCCGGTTCGGCGACGGGGTGGCCGTGGCGACGAACCGGAACGGGATGCTGTCGAACAGGCCGAGGAACTCCTGATAGGTCTTCGACCCGAACGAGCGCAGCACCGATGCCTCATCGAGCGAGACGGCATCGAAGCCGTCGACCTCGAGGCGGCCGTCGCGCACGGACTCGTAGTTGGTGACGTAGATGCCCGACCATGCCGGGTCGATCTCGTCGGTGCGGCGGATGAACCGCACCTCCATGTCGAGCAGGTTGCGCGCGTCGCGGATGAACTCACCGCGCACGCCGAGCGGTGCGACGATCAGCGCGCGGCCTCCGACGACCGGCGACGCCGGATGCGTGAGGGTCTGCCGCAGCGTCTCCATCTGCATGATCGACTTGCCGAGACCGAACTTCGCAAAGATCGCTCGCCGGCCGCCCGCGACCGCCCAGCGCACGATGTCACGCTGATGCGGGAGCAGGATGGGCGCGAGGTCGCTCTCGTGCACGGGGAAGCCGAAGCTGCGATCGAACGCGACCTTCTCGCGCAGGAACTCGTCGTGCGTGATCGTCGGGAGTTCGAGGAAGCGGGGATCGGTGAGCGTGCTCATTCGTCGCCCTCGACCTTCGAGGGCTGGATGAGCGCAGTCGCGCGCAGCACGCCACCCTCCCAGAAGTCGATCAGCGCCGGGCCCGGCTTATCGTCACCGCCGGTGTAGCGGATCGTGGGGACGTCGGTCAGCGTGGTCGCGAGGTTGCGGGCGTCGGCAAGGAAGTCGAGGTTCACCGGCGTCGGGTCCGAGGTCGAGGCGACGCGTGCGGCGAGCACGATCCGGTCGGTCGGCGGGTACTCGTCCTGACGCAGCGGGGCGTCGAACCGTGCGGACGGGGCGAGTTCGTCGTCCCACTCGCGGTAGATCACCGACGCCCAGCCCGGGTGCGTGTGCTTGTCCGGCATCGCCGGGACGGTCAGCAGCAGGACCGCGATCGGTTCGATCAGCGCATCCTTCTTCGGCTTGAACGTCTTCGCGTTCTTCCCCGCCCAGACGAGCAGGTCATGCGGGATCACGACGTCGACCGGGCGGACCGGTGCGCGCAGCGGCAGGTGCATCTCGTGCAGCCGGTAGCCGTCCGTCGTGGTGCAGACCGCGGTGAGACCGTCAGCGACGATGTGCGCGTGGCACTTCACGCCGAAGACCTCCTCGGTCGCAGCTGCCGCGAGCAGCCCGCGTGCGAGCCATGCGGCGTCGTGGGTGGACATCTTCAGTTCGATCGCGGTCGTGATGTCGGCCGCGTCGATCGTGGTGGTGCTCATGAGTGGTGCTCCGCTCGGAAGTTCGCGTTGAGGCTGCGAAGGATGTCGATGTCGGTGGTGAGCGACTTGCGAAGGTCGCGGCCGAACTCGAGTTCGAGCTCGGCGTCGTCGACGGCTTCGCGCGCTTCGATGACGGGCCCGTCGACCTCGGCGTAGTTGCGGGCGTCGGTGATGTTGAACCCGGCCTGCCGTGCGTCGCGGTAGGCCTTGCCCTTCGCGATCAGCAGGTCACGCTTCGCGGTCTTCACTGCCTTGGAGAGGTCCTTGAGCACGCCCGGCGCGTGGCCGATCCGGGCGCGCGCGATCTGCAGCGCCCCGGCGACCTGAACCGGCGACGGGAACATCGCGATCAGGTCGTCCTCGGACAGGTTCACCAGGTCGAGCGGGACCAGTTCGAGCACGCTCGGGGCGTCCTCGACCTCACCGGTGACGGGGTTGACGGTGTCGGTCATCGCTTCCCGCCCTTCCTGCGTGCGGCCTTGCGACGCTCGGCACGGTTCGCCGGCGGCAGGTAGTCCTGCGGCGCGCGGCGCGGCTGCTCGGCATCCTCGACCTCCGGCGAGGCTTCGGCCGGGGCGTCCCATGCGGTCTGAGCGTCCTGCCAGCTCGCCGCGAGCTCCCGGCGGCGAGCGCGCAGCGCCAGCCACAGGGCGGTGCCCGGCCCGTCCGCGGTGAAGATGCGCAGCGCGCGTCCGTCCTTCTCGATCGCGTCGAGCATGGTGTCCGACTCCGCGGCGGCGATCTCGGCGGCCCAGTCGCGCGGTGCGGGCTCGTCGGCCGTGGCGGGCGTCGCCTCGGCGCGGTCTGTGCGGTCTTCGTCCTCGATGACGGTGTTGCCGAGCAGCTCCCGGAAGGTCTGTCGGTAGGCGACCATGCGGACGGTGCGGCCGAAGTGACGCATCGGTGAGCGGTCCCACTTTCCCGACCACTCCTCGGATGCCGCGGGGTACTGCTCGTCCCAGCGGATCGTCACCGTCGTCGGGACGCGGACCTCCTTGCGGTACACCGACACGCGCGCGAACTGCGGGTGCGGGTGCTCGTCGGTCGGCGACCAGGACGGGGCCCAGGTGGTGCCGTCGTTCGAGAACTCGACCTCGCCGGTGCCATCCCACAGCCCGGATCCGTTCACGATGCGCTCGACCTCGGCGATCGTCTTGACCTCGATCAGCTCGCTCACTTTCCGGCCTCCTGGTATCGCAGCGACTCGCGCCGCGTCGTCTTCGGGTACATGCGCTTGGCGCGGGCTTCGACGGCCGCCGCGCGCTCGCGCATCTCGCGAACCGCAGCCAGGGTCTCCGGGCTGTCGGCTTCCCATGCCGCCTCGTCGATGCCGGAGGTCTCGGTCACGCCGATCTGGAATCCGCCGTGCTCGCCCATAGCGACCGCACCGAATCGCTCGGCGTGCGGGATGCTCTCGCGCACGGCCTTCTTGAGCACCGCGGCCGCCTTCTTCTCGGCTGCGGCGACCTCATCGAGCTGCGCCTTCAGCGGCGCCCACGCGTCGAGTGCCGCCGCGACGTCGGCGGGCAGGTCGACGTCGACGTCCGGGCATCCGGCGTCACGCCACGCGAGGAACTGATCCGCGCGCATGATCAGGTAGGCGATCATCTCCTCGTCGCGGGGCACGTCGATCCACTTAGCGCCGTCGGCCGGCGGCATGTCGTCCTCGTCGCGGATCTCGTACCCGTACAGGCCCGAGACCGCGCCGAGCACGTGCATCTGCCAGTGCAGCTGTGCGAGGTGGTCGGCGGGGATGCCGTTGTCCTCGTAGCCGTGCTCGTGCGACTTCACCTCGACCGTGACCAGAGTGCCGTCGCTGTTGCTGCCGATGCCGTCCGGGGTGGCGCGATGCAGGTCGTTCGATGCGGCCGCCCAAAGCGCCGCGTTCGCGGTGACGTGGTGCAGCTGGTCGGCGGCCTCGTCGAGCAGCGCAGCCTCGCGAGCGGACCCGGCCTTCGTCGCCTTCGTGCCACGGAACGTCGAGCCGTTCATCATCTGCTCGAGCTCGCGACGCCACGTCTTGATGCCGCCGCGGGCGATCGCCCACACACGGGATGCCGTGACGCCCTCGCCGCGCTCGAGCATCCACACCGTGCGCGGTGCGTCTTCGGCGACCACGACGCGCGGCCCGGTAATCTGCGCGGTCACAGTGCCAGCCCCTCTCGGATCTGACGGCCGAGCGCCTCAGCGCGCTCGAGCATGCTGGCGGCCGTCAGGTCGTCCCGGCCCGCAGCCTGTGCTAGAAGCACGCTCCGCTCGGTCTGCATGTTCGCGATGCGCTGCTGCTCGACGAGCGCGAGAGTGGCGTGCACCTGAGCTTCGAGGGCACTCGCCAACTGTGTTGCGTCGGTCTGGCCCTCCTCTGCCATCCACTCGTGTACGAAGTCCAGTTCGGTTCGCGCCTTCTCCGCGTGGTCGATGCGGGCGCTCATGCTGCGAACCCGAGCATCTGCTCCACCTCAGCCCGCTCAGCGGGATCGGTGACCATCCGGGCGACCATCCGGCGCGCGGCGGCCTCGTCTTCCTGCGGGATCGGCGGCGTGGACTTCATCACGTACGCGCGCTGGTGGCTGGTCATTCGAACTCCTTGAGGGGGATCAGGTCGACGTCGGTCGGGTCGTCGTTCGTCAGGACGCGGTAGCGGCCCTTCTCGATCGGGTCGCCGGCGGCGATGTGCTTGTGCAGGTCGCAGTCGAGGAGGTCGCCGGTGAGACGCTCGGCCAGCGGGTGCTGCAGGGTGAAGGTCTCGCCGTCGGATTTCACGATGTGGTGGTGGCCGCCGGTCATGTCGATCAGTACGGCCAGGGCCACCGAGGCGGAGTCGTGGGCGATCTCCTTGCGCTCAGGCCCGGCGATGTACCGGCGGTTCGCGGTCAGGTTCTTCCGGATGCCCTCGGCGACGAGAGCGGTGATCACGTCGAGCTGGCTCATGACGCACCGCCCGTGATCTGCCACGTCGCGGCGCGGCGGCCGGACTTCGTGCGCCCCTCGACGAGGGTGCGCTCGACGAGCCCGTCGTCGGCGAGCTGCTTCAGCGCCGTGCGCAGCCGGGATGCCGTGTAGTGGTGTGGCGTCTCACCCCACCCCGCGCGGGACGTGTGACGCGACTCGATCTGCTCGGCGGTGATCGGCGACGTCGCCGCGCGGAGGATGGTGAGCACCTCGAGCTCGGATGCCTCGCGGCCCTCCGGTGTGATCGAGTCGGCCGCGGCGTGCGAGGTGTCGGGGTCCGACTCGCGCACTCGGGGGTTGTCGCCCGTGGGGAGGATGGCCGGCGCGCTCATGCTGCCACTCCGGATGCGATGTGCCGAGCAGCGGCGATCGGTGCGAACGGTGCGGGGTGGACGTCGTCTGCGACATCGGCCTCCGTGGAGTCCGTGCTGGTGAGCGTCGGGAGACAGTGGGTAACCTGGGTGGTGGACATGTGCTGATGTCCTTTCTCTTGATGGCCGGTCCCGCTGCAACGGGGCCGGCTTTCGTTGTGTATGAGGTGTCCGGTCAGCGCGCGACGCCGAGCGCTTCAGCGACGGCGGCGCGGATGTTCTGGTAGGTGGCGAAGAAGCCGAGCAGGAACAACAACTGCAGGATCGCGACGCCGTTCCACCGGCCAGTCACGGCGACGGCGATGCCGCCCGCGACCATCGCCGTGAGCAGCGCGAAGCGCAGCGCGATCAGCGCGGAGGGTACGCCCGGCGCGTCAACGGCTGGGGATGCCGGAGCGCCGGGCGCTTCCCCTACGATCGGGTCAGAAGCGGTCGACGGGGGAACGTCGACCGCGACGATCGAAGGGGATGCATCATGACCGACGAGGCCGAAGAACTTCCGACGCTCGGTGACGTGACCACGAGCCTGCAGGAGCTTCTTGACATGTACGAAGCCCGGTACATTCTTGGCTCGCAGTCCGACGAGCTGGACGTTCTCTCGTGGTCCAACGGCATTGAGGTCCTGCTGACGAAGCTCATGACGCACATCGGCACGCTGACCCTCTACACCGTCTCTCGAGGGCACGATGCGTGAGTACTTCACCGCACCGTGGCCCTCGACGTGTCGGAGCTGCTGTACCGGCGACATGGCGGCGAACTTGTGAGCACTGCACTCACGCGAGAGGAGCGCATCACTGCTGCGGCGGTCATCCTGCGGGATGCCGTCGAAGAGCTCCTCGCCCGGGATGCGGCCGGTCATGACTGCACCCTGTTCGAGGCCAGCCAGGCGAGCACATCGGAGCGGGTGTAACGGATCACGTTCGATCCCGGCATCTCAGACCACGCGGGTCCGACCATGCCCCCGCCCTTGAGCGCTGCAGCGCGCGAAGCATCACGCCACCTCTGGAGCGTGAGAGGCGTGACCTCGAGCACGCCGGCCAGAGTCTTCGGCGACATGACCGGCGGGACATCCTCAAACCCGCCGACTTCGACGTCAACCGCGGTGCGGATGTCCTGCCGGAGCGCAGTCACGTTGCTCACGACGCCACCGCCAGTCCGAGCGCTCGCTCGGCGCGAGCCACGATGTCGGACGCAGTGGTCCCGAGTCGGGCCGCCACAGCGGCGAGCAGGGAGGGCGCGAACGCTGCGTGCCCGTTCACACGGGCAGAGAGAGTTGCACGACGAATGTCGAGCTCCTCGGCGATGCTTTTCACGCTCACGCCCTTGGTGCGAGCGATCAGTGCTCGCACCTCCTCAGCCACCGCCTCATCGAGGGCGGTGTACCCAGTTCGGTTCATGTCCATGCCAGTAATGCTGAACCGAACTCGGTTCAAAGTCAAACTGTCTATGCAAAGTGAACCGAAATGGGTACACTCTGGGTGTGGCCAAGCACCTACTACCGATCGACGCGTTGATCGCCGACCAGCTCATCGAGGGCGTTCGAGATGCCGGACTGACCTACAGGCAGATCGCCGCCGCGACTGGGATGTCGATCAACAGGCTAGGAATCATCCTGCGCAAAGAGCCGCCGCCGGCAACCGTGGGAGAAGTAGGGCTGATCGCAGGCTGCTTCGGCGCGACCGCTAGCCAGATCATCGTGTCGGCTGAGGATGTCGCACGTCGGCGCGAGGATTATGACCTCGTCGCCAATGACTCGATCGATGAGTTCCCTGCCGGGGACGACGCCGACTATGACCAGGCCTGACAGGAGCATCATGACCGCCACCACCACCCTGCGCGCCCGCACCACCGCGCCGACGGGTCTTCCCTGATGTCCCTCGACGCCTGGAACCTCGCAGCCGACCTCGGCCTCGAAGTCCGCGAGCAACGCGGCCCGCACCGCAGCGGCTACGCGCCCGGCGCCAACTACATCACTCTCACTCCTGGGATGCGTGGCCGAGTCCTGCGCGGCGTCATGTTCCACGAGATCGGACACCACATCCTCGGCCACCGCCCCACCGACTTCGGCCTCATGCGAAAGCGGCAAGAGCACGCCGCGAACCTCTGGGCGGCGCACCAGCTGATCACACCCGACGCCTACGCCGATGCCGAGCACACCCGAAACGGACACCTCACCGGCATCGCCGTCGACCTCAACGTCCCCGACGAACTCGTCACCGTCTACCGCCAGTCACTCCTGCGCACCGAACACGCCACATACGTGCGGCCCCGAATGGGCGTCGGGCAATGGGACCACAGGATCGAGGTTCGCTGATGAGCCGTGCCTGGGTCACCGACCGGTGGGTGAAGGACGCGACCGTCACACTGCCCGACGGCACCACGACCAAGATCAGCCCCACCGCCGCACAGATGAAGGCGATGCGCTCACTGCCGGACCACTTCCGCACAACCCGATTCGGCACCGGCAACCGATGGCTCGTCGGATGGTACGAACCCGGTCGCGTGCAGTCCCGCTCGAAGACGTTCGCTAAGCGTGCCGACGCTGACGCGTTCGCCGCCGAGATGGAGGACGACCTCCGCTCCGGCCGCTACATCGACCCCGCCGGCCGCGACCGCACGTTCGCGTCGACCGCTGAGGAGTGGCTGAAGTCGAAGAACCGGATCAAGGACTCCACCTGGCGCCGCTACCGACGCGAGCTCGACAACTACGTCATCCCACAATGGGGCCACCGCAAGATCGGATCCATCACCCGCCCCCAGATCGACTCCTGGGTCACACAGCTCCGCGACGGCACGGCCGTCCACATCTTCGACGTCAACGAGCACATCGGCAAGGCACGCACGCCGGTCAAGATGAAGCCGAACTACGTCAAGCACGTCGTCGCCGCGACCTTCGGCGGAGTCCTCCGCTACGCGATGCACGAGAAGTGGATCGGCGACAACCCACTCGCGCGCGTAGAACTCCCCCGCGACGAAGGCGACATCGAGAACGACCTCCCATCACTCACCTACGTGCAGGTCGATGCCCTCGCGGCCGCGGCAGAGGACATCACGGGCCGCGAGATGGACCGCGTCCTGACCGAGCTGCTCGCAAACAGCGGGCCGCGGATCGGCGAAGCCACGGCCCTGAAGATCAAGGATCTCGAGCTCGACGCCAAGCGTGCGCGCGTACACCGCACCTGGACGACCGACCGAGACGGCAAGCGCAAGCTCGGCCCGCTGAAGACCTGGGAGAAGCGATGGCTGCCCCTCGCCGGGCATGTCGTCGACGGGCTCGAGCGCATCACCGCGAACCGCGACCCGGAAGACTACGTCTTCGTCACCGTTCGCGGCGCGGCCGTCGACGGCGGGAACTGGTACAACCGCGTCTGGCTGAAAGCCCGACGCCGCGTCCCCGCCGCGGCCACCTACTCGGTGCACGATCTCCGCCACGTCGCCGCGACCAACGCGATCGCCGCCGGCGCGGATGTGAAGCTCGTACAGCAGATGCTCGGACACAAGGACGCCACCGAGACCCTCAACACGTACTCGCATCTCTGGCCGAGCCGCGTCGCCGAGGTCGTCGCGAAGGTCGAGAAGCGCCGGCGCAAGGCGCTGCGCGCTGCGCTCGGCACGGCCGCCTAG